GGGGGGGGGGAGCCGCTGCCGCTGGTCGACGGCACCGGCTGGGTGTATGGGCCGTATGTGTTGCTGGCGGTCAACGAGACGGCCACGCTGTTCTTCCCGGATGGCACACCGCGCCGCGTCGAGTTTCAACTGAGCCTGCGCCGCACCGACGACGTGGCGCCCGAGGCGACAGCCGCGTGAGCTACCCGATTCCGCAGTGGCGCGTGGTGCTCGACGGGACCGACCTCACCGAGCGCATCGCACCGCGCCTGCTCGATCTCACCCTCACCGAATGCCGAGGCGGCGAAGCCGACCAACTGGATCTGCGCATCCACGACCATGACGGCAAGATGGCGCTGCCCAAACGCGGCGTGCGCTTGGCCGTAGCCCTGGGCTGGAAAGCTACTGGCTTGGTCGACAAAGGCACGTTCATCGTGGACGAGGTGGAATATAGCGGTGCGCCGGACATCATCACCGTGCGCGCGCGTAGTGCGGATCTCACCGCCGATATGCGCACGCGGCGCGAACGCAGCTGGCACAACACCACGCTGGGTGCAGTGCTCAACGCGCTCGCCGGCGAGCATGGACTGACGCCGCGCGTGGCCGAGGCGCTGGCACGCACCAAGCTACCCCATCTCGACCAGGCCAACGAGAGCGACATGAATCTGCTGACCCGCCTGGGGCAGCGCTTCGATGCGGTGGCAACAGTGAAGGCAGGTGCGTTGGTCTTTGCGCCGATCGGCGCCGGCACCACAGCAACCGGCAAGCCACTGCCGACCGTCACCCTGACGCGGCGCGATGGCGACCAGCACCGATACTCCGTGGCCGACCGCGATGCCTACACAGGCGTGCGCGCGTACTGGGTGGACAAGGGCAAAGCGCGGCGGCAGTCGGTGCTGGTGGGCACGGATGACAATGCCAAGCGCCTGCGCGAGTCGTATGCGGACGAAGCGACGGCACGCCAGCATGCGCATGCGGAGCTGGAGCGCGTGAAGCGTGGCGTGGCGAAATTCGACTACACCCTGGCGATCGGCCGCGCGGATCTGTTCCCAGAGCACATCGTCACGGTGAGCGGCTTCAAGCCGGAGATTGATGGGCAACGTTGGTTGATTGCAAAGACCACCCACACGGTGAGCGGTTCCAGCGGCTTTAGCACGGCACTCGAACTGGAAGCCGCGCCATAAGCGCGCGCACCACGCTGCTTACCCGGCAGCGGCATCCCGCGAGTGACACATCAACAGCGAACCATTGCTCAGCACTCGATAGAGTCCCAGCTCACTTTCGGCATATGCCACAGCTTGTGCATACGTGCCATACCCTGACCCGGGCAACTGGTGCCTATGCAAGGTAAGGCCACCACTTTTTGATACCAAGATTTCCGGAAAGAACATAGCTCCGGATGTGGTGGCGTGCGCAGTCAGTATGTAATCGCCAATCTGTCGAATCATGCAGGCATCCATGCGTAGTTACTTCAATAGTTCGCGAATTCTAAGGTAGCGCCCCCTCTACTGCATCGGCGCATCCCCTACAGCATCTGTGGGAATTTCCTGATAGCTGACCTGATACGGCTCGCGTAATTTGCATCGTGGATGTCAGGTCATCTCGCGCTGCCAGGACGGTAGCGACTGGATCGCAAGGAGCTACGCGCCGACACCTTTCAAGCCGCCGGGACCTTCCGGCGGCTTTTTTTTGCGCACGATCTGAACTGCTTTTTTTAGCTGCTAAACGTCGACCAGCCGCTGCCGATAACGCTCTCTTTTGCGAGGACCAGCTGTCCTATCTGGACGTTGATCACGATTTCTTTTTTTTGCGGCCGCCCACGTTGATCTGCATGTATCTCTGATCGATCGCGCCTGTCGTATTAAGCATTTGAGATACGTGGCTGTCGTCGTTGAACGTCACGACTGGCGCAACGCTTTCAGCAGAACCGCGTGCCGATCCAAGATTGGACAGCATCGCAGTGCGCACCTCATGCGAAGCAGCGCGGAACGCAGCCACCAACGTGGCCTCGGACGGGTCCAATTCCACCCGCTGTTCCAGAAGCACATACATGATGTCTACGCCGCGAGCATGCGCGGCCAATAGGTAGGCTCCACCCGGCATGTTCTGGTCTTTCTCGAAGTACAGCTGCGCCCACTTCGAGATGCCACATGAGTCCGCCATCTCCTGCTGCGTCAAGCGCAGGCGTTTGCGTTCTTCCTTCAGGCGTTTCCCTACAGTCACTCAGGTTTTTCCTCATATTGACAAAATTGGTGTTAACACCAACAATTTCCAAAACCGCAGACGACCGCAACCGATGCCCCGCAACGTGCAAGCTCAGCAGCAGTTCCATCCCCGAAGCCCAGCAGAGGCGCGGGAATGGTTGGTGTCCAACGGCATCACGGTCTCCGGATTCGCCCGGCAACTTGGGGTGAATCGCACGGTTATCGACGACCTACTCCGTGGACGCTCGCAAGGCAAATACGGCGACGCGCACACCGCTGCAGTCGCTCTTGGCCTCAAAGCACCACCAGATTATGCCGCAAAAGTCCAAACTTCCAAGCGCTCTAGGGGGTGAGCATGTTCGGTCGGAAAAAGATCGTTTTTCGTTGCGAGGCATGCAGTGCAAGGCTCATCAAACGCACCAGCGTTCTCGCACATAAGTTCCTGCGGCATGACTCCTATGTCTGCGAGAACCCCATGTGTGGAGCGACGTATACAGGCCATTCGGAGTTGACCGGCATTGCCAGCCCCAGCGGCGTGCCCACCTCACACAGCGAGCTTCCACCCACACCGGCATATCAGCGCGCCCAAGCGCTGCAGGCCTACCGCGAGTCGCTCGGCGACCGTCAGCTGGATCTACTCCCCGTCGGCGGCGAGCCGTTCTTCCCTCACCTCTGAGGCACCCCTAATGCAAAAGACCCTTGATTGGGCGGCATTGCCGCCCACGGCGAAGCTTTGCCTGGACGTTGCGCGCATTCACAACGGGCTGGTGAAGACCGAGCACGGCTACATCGGCCGCACTGCCGCACCTGAGACAGATCAGCGCTTCGGCGCGGTTGTGGTTGCCGCGCTCATGCGTGATGGGCTTGCCACCTCTGACGCCTTCGATGAGCGCCTGGTCGTGCTGACCGATGCCGCCACCGCTTTGTTCCTTTTCCAACGCAAAAACACCGAGGTCGGTTCGTGAGGAATGCCAACAGCTGGTTCACCGCACAGGAGCCGCGATTCGTCGATTCGGCCAACCATGTGCCGCAGCGCGTCGCGCCGCACGCCAAGCACGAAGAGGCACGCCTGCTCGCTGCCGCTGTTGACGCACACCGCCGTGCCGGCGGTGCTTACGTAGTGATCGACACCGCCCCATCTGCGCACGCGCCTCGGCGCTGGCTCGGCGTCTAAGGAAGTTCGATGCAAGAGGATCTGCGGCAACAGGTGCTGTCCCGACTAGAGCGGGATTACGGACTCAAGCACCGGAGAGATACGCCGTACATGCGCGGCGGTAAGTGTCCGTCGTGCAGCAAGAAAGAGCTGTACACCAACTATCAAAGACCTTGGGTGGTGAAGTGCGGCCGGCAATCCAAGTGCGGCCGCGAACTGCACGTCAAGGATCTGTACGACGATCTGTTCGACGACTGGTCCAAGCGCTTCCAGCCAACGCCTGCGGCTCCCAATGCTGCAGCCGACGCCTACCTGCAGTTCTCGCGTGGCTTTGACCTGGCACCGCTGAAAGGCCTCTACACCCAGGACAGCCATTACGACCGCAAGATCAGCGCCGGCACCGCGACGGTGCGCTTTGCGCTGGTCAAGGGCGGCTGGTGGGAGCGCCTGATCGACCGCCCGCACCGCTTCGGCAAGCAGAAGGCGCGCTTTGCGCCAGGCAAGAGCTATGCGGGGGTGTGGTGGGCGGCGCCTGCCGCACTGACTGTGATGAAGACGGCACGCGAGGTGTGGATCGTCGAGGGCATCTTCGATGCGCTCGCGCTCCTGCAGCACGGAATGTGCGCAGTGTCGGCCATGTCCTCCAACGCATTTCCGGAAGAGTCACTGCGCGAGCTGGCAAAGGCACGCATGGCCGATCTTCCGACGCTGGTGTGGGCGCTGGACAACGAGCCGGGCGCCCGTGCGTACACGCACAAGCACATCAAGCGCGCAGCGGCGCTCGGCTTCGACTCGCGGGCCGCGCAGATCGTCCAACGCGACGGCAAAAAGACCGACTGGAACGACCTGCATCTGCGCGCCATCGCGTCCGATGATCCCAAGCAGTGGGACAACGACGTCAAGGAGGCTCGCTACCAGGGCGACCTGCTCGTGGCCCGCTCGGCGGTAGACAAAGGCCTGCTGATGTTCGAGCACGACGGCCGCAACGACTTCTGGCTGGACTACCGCTCCCGCCTGTACTGGTTCGATTTTGATACGCAGCGCTTCGACAAGTTGCGTAAGGAGAAGCTGGGCGACATCGATGCCGACGACGGCGACGGCGACGGCGACGGCGACGGCGACGGCGACGAGGTTGCGGCCGAGGATCTGAAGAAGATCAAGCGCGCCGCGTGCTCCGTCCAGAAGATCGCCAACTGCTACCCGGAAGCGCTGTATTTCCAGCGCCAAGAGGTCACCGACGAAAGCTGGTACTACTTCCGCGTCGATTTTCCGCACGACGGCCCCAGCGTAAAAGGCACCTTTACAGGTGGTCACGTCGCTAGCGCCTCCGAGTTCAAGAAGCGCCTGATCTCCCTGGCCGCCGGCGCCATGTTCACCGGTACCGGACACCAGCTGGACCGCCTGATCGAAGAGCAGACCGAGGCAATCAAGACGGTCGACGCGATCGACTTCGTGGGCTACAGCAAGGAACACCGCGCCTACCTGCTCGGCGATATGGCCGTGCGCGACGGCGAGCTGGTGACGGCCAACGAAGAGGACTACTTCGAGTTCGACAAGCTGCGCCTGAAGACCACGCAGAAGTCCATCCGATTGGAGATCCAACGCGACGCCGAGGCGTTCCGCGTGGATTGGCTCCCGTGGCTGTGGCAGTGCTTCGGCACGCACGGCATGGTCGCCATGACGTTCTGGTTCGGCTCGTTGTTCGCCGAGCAGATCCGCGCCGGGCACAAGAGCTTTCCGTTTCTTGAAGCCACCGGTGAAGCCGGCGCTGGCAAGACCACGCTGCTGACGTTCCTGTGGAAGCTGCTGGGCCGCTCGGACTACGAGGGCTTCGACCCGGCCAAGTCGTCCAAGGCTGGGCGTGCACGCGCCATGGGCCAGGTGTCTGGCATGCCCGTCGTCCTGCTGGAAGCCGACCGCAGCGAGCCGGACAAGGCGCATTCCAAGACGTTCGAGTGGGATGAGCTGAAGGACTTCTTCGGCGGCGGCACGCTGGCAACACGCGGGGTGCGCAACGGCGGCAACGAGACCTACGAGCCGCCGTTTCGCGGCACGATCGTGATCACCCAGAACGCTGCGGTGGATGCCAGCGAAGCGATCCTCACGCGCATCGTGAAGCTGCACTTCAAACGCCCGCAGGTCACCACCGAAAGCCGCATCGCGGCCGACAATCTCAACGCGCTGCAGGTCGAAGAAGTCAGCCACTTCCTCGTGCGTGCCGTCCGCCAGGAGCGCGCCATCCTCGATCTGTTCGCCGAGCGGGTGAAGGTGTTTGAGGCCAAGCTACGCGCGCAGCAGGATCTACGCCTGGAACGCGTCATCAAGAACCACGCCCAGATGCTGGCGCTGTTCGATTGCCTGCGCCTGGTCATCACCATCCCTGACGACATGGTCGAGCAGACGCGGCTGGCGCTGTTGGACATGGCGCTGGAACGGCAGAAGGCGATCAGCGCCGACCACGCGATGGTCAATGAGTTCTGGGAGGTCTACGAATACCTCGAAGCCACCGGCCACGGTAAAGCCGTCGTCAACCACAGCCGCGACGCGCAGCGCATTGCGATCAACCTCAATCACTTCGCGGCACGGGCCGCGCAGTTCAGTCAGTCCGTGCCCGACCTCAAGGTGCTGCGTGCGCTGCTCGGAGACTCGCGCCGGCACAAGTTCATCGGCGCGAACGTGGCCGTCAATAGCGCCGTCCTCAAGGACGATCTGACCGGCGTCGGCACCACCGTGAAGTGCTGGGTGTTCGCCAAATGAGCGCGCTTTCTCATCTTGGAAATTTCAGGAAATTTTCGTTGACTTCTACCCAGCAGCAGAGCAACTATTACCGCGTCGCCGCACAATCGGCGACCGGGTTTGACAGCCCGTATAGGAGGCGCACCAGCGCCCATCGATCGATGCACGGCGCTTTTTTTATGCCCGCTGTGTCGTCGTGGGTACGTGCCAGCCAGTTCTATGGCGGGCGGTGTGCGGAGGCCTTCGGGCCTGCCGGTGACTCCTACCGGTCTGTCAACCGCGCACCGTCCGCCACCCCGTTTGACAGCGTTGTGGCGGACTCCAACAACTTAGGAGCCCGCATGTCTTACGACGCCCAAGAAGCGCCGGCAAATGCCGCGCGTCAGATCGCCCATTACTTCGGCTTGATCGCCGACACCCTCGACTGGAACCACACCGCCTGGCTCGCCCTGCAGGCGAAGCTGCAGGCCATGGGCAAAGCGCCCGAGGCGCTGACCTTGGCCGACGTCGAGGCCGCAATTTCCAGCATCAATGCCGACCTGGCCGAGGTGCGCCAGTGAGCCGCCGCGACCTGCACAAAGCGCTGCGCGTGGCTCCCGGCGTCTACCTGCTCCTGCAGATCCGGGCGACCGACGTGCTGGCCGAACTGTACGCAGATGGCCTGCATGATCGCGCGCCGGTCATGTTCGCCTGCAGCGCAATTGAAGACGCATGCGAGTTGTTCCCCGTCGACGACGGCACCGGCCTGGTCATCGGCTCGTTGCACGTGGTCATGCCGGAAGCCGAGGCCGCCGCCCTGCAGGAATGGGTCATCGAGCGCATGCCTGCATCGGAGGTGGCGTGATGGACGCCGCTCACCCGAACACGCAGCTGCCAGAGGACGCTGACTTCTCGATCAGTGAAGAAGATCAGTCCCGCCTTTGGCTCGCCTACCACGCGACCACATTGCTCGCAGCGCTGACCAACGATATCGCGATCGAGGCTGGCATCAATCACGACGGACCGGCGGCAGTGGCTGAGTACATCCGCCACGAATTGCTTGATGTCCTCAGCAGCGCGCAGCGTCTGCGTGAGCCTGATCCCAGCATTCCGCCAACCGGCGCCGACCTGATCTAACCCCACACCAGCGGGCCGGCGGGCGGTGCTGTAACACCGCCCCAAGGCCCTCCACCGACGCAACTCAGGAGAGTCGATATGCAACAGCAAACTGGAACATGTCCAGCCACGGCAGCACGTCTGTTGGCTTTGAGCACCGGACCCGGCCCGGAGGCTACCACGCCGACCGTCGTCGCCTACGACCGCAGCATGGGCGACTGCTCAGCGAGCATCACCATGCACATCACGCATGGTGCCGTTGTGGTCACCGCCACCCTGAACATGGGACCGCTACGCGAGGCTCGCCAATCCTGGGAGCGGCGTCGCGGCACGGGCACCGGCTGGAAACTCATCGACGGGCCTCGCCTGTGGACGACGGTGGAAGACCGCATCAGCACCGAGTTGGCTGCGTTCATGGACGGCCTGGACTTCCCCTTCGACCTGTCCAACATGCTGCCGCGCAGGCCGACTGCGGCGGCTGCAGCTGCGGTCGCGCAGGCCGCACGGGAGGTGGCGCATGGTTGAGTTGCTCGCTCTTGTGGTGGTCCTGGCGCCGGCGGCCGGTGGCGCGCTGGTCTACAAGCTGTGGACGACGCGCCGTCCGCGCCTGACTCAGACCGGCCTGGC